TAATGAACTTGAATTTCCATTTGCCTTAGATTCCAAAAATGATTGGATGATTGAATCGGAAATCTCTTTAGGGATTCTTTCAAAGTCAATCAATGTTCTGTTTCGTTCAACCTTTTCTTTGATGTCATTTGGGATTGTTCTAAATTCCAAAATAGGATCAATCCACGTTTGATAAATTGACTTCTGACGTTTTTTATTTATCAAGGAATCATCATCAGATAAAACATTAGGAATCCCGTCACTAGCTTCTCCACGAATAGATTTTTCAAGTAACAATAATTCAACATCAGTTACTCGTTCAATCATACCTTTTTGATGTACAGAAAATTGCTGAACATTAGGATAATTTAATTGCTTAAAGTCATTATCCGAAGAACAGATTAGAATTGGTTGGTTGGATTCAATCAGTCCATCCTGAACATTATAATCTGGATTATTAGTGATGTATTTAGTTAACACACCAACCACATCATCACATTCACATTTAGGTACTTCAATAACTTTAAATGGAAATTCAAGTTCATTAGTAGCTTATTTTATGGATCGCCGTTTAATGCAACATTTAGATAACATTTATGATTTTTTACCAAGACAAATAAATAAGCATATAAACTAGGAGTTTAATATGGAACCAGTAAAACGAATGAAGATATTGAAGGAATTATTGTATGAATCTAATGAAGGTCAATATGACTGGATTAAAGATGAACATGGTAATATCCGCAGAGTTTTAAAAGATGAATTTAAAATACCAACACAGGAAGTGATTAAAGATGAAAAGAACGATAACTGAAATTTTAGATTCAATTGACAAGCTGAAAGGAAAAAAGATAAAATTAGCAGAATTAAAGAAGGAAGCAGAAGTCAATCCAGAATTAATGTATATACTTGAGATTAACTTTGATTATCAAGAACGTGGATTTAAAGGATTGCCAAAAGGAATTCCTGATGGATATAAGCCAAATCACACGGCTATGCCTGGATATGCCGATGCCACGATTGCTGGAATTTATAAAAAGCTATATGTCTATTCTGAACCAAATATTAGTGATAGTAGGAAACTACAATTATTCATTCAGGATATTGAAGATTTAGATCCAGAAGAAGCTAATATTTTAATTCTTGCAAAAGATCATACACTTAGTTATAAATATCCTTGGATTAAGGAAGATGCATTTAAGTTGATTTTTAATTAATATAAATATAGTTAATCAATTGTTTAATTAAGGAATTATATAATGTTAAATGAATTAATGGAATCTATTCAATCTATTGTATCTGAAGATGATTCTGGGGTAAAATCTGAAGGTTCGCAATATACTGAATTGATGGATTCTATTAAGGAATCATTTCTAAGTCAGTTCCCAAATGGATATATTAAAGTTTACTTTAGTCGTCGGTTTACAGAAAGTATTAATATTGCCTTTGGGATGATTGGTAATATTGAGCATGTATCTAGTAAAATTCGTGGTAATGATCCCATGCATGGATTGATAATAATTAATCTTGAAGATGGTCAATTCAAAGCTAATTTAGCTAATGGTGGATTTAGCTTAAATCCAGATGAGGGTTCATATATGGCTATGAAGTCTTTAAAATATCCATTTAGGGCATTCAAAACTACCGATGAAAATAAACTCTTAGCTAAATTCAATGAATTCTTTGCTAAATTAAAAGTTTTAGCAAAGGAAAATAAAGATAATTTCTATCGATCACAAGATATTCCTAGTCAATATTTTGTAGAGTCTGATGAGATTTATGAAGGATCTTCTGAAGAACAGTCAATTCAAATTGACAATAAAGATTTAATTAGTGCTTCTTCATTGATTTCAAAATATCCAAATGGATTGAGAGTTAAAGTTCTAGGTAGAAATAGATTCTCATTGATTCTTTTAGATGATTCTATATTGTCTGATGGTCAAGTCAAAAAGTTATTTTCAAATCAAATTCAAGAATCCGATTCTGAATTTCAACTTCCAGATGGTTATGAAGATCCTAAAGAAGTTTTTAGTGATTCTACTGGGAAAGTCATTCAAACTACTAAAGATGGAAAGATGTGTTTCTTTGCAATAAAATCTGATGGTAATACTCAAGAACTTCCAACAAAAACACAAGCAGTACAATTTTTAAAAAAATAAGGATAAGAAATGAAATACTCAGTAAAGCAAATTGATGGTGAATGGTGTGTTGTTGATAAGGATACTGATGATATCGTCGCAGATGCTACCGATAGAAAAGATGCAGTGTTACAAGCAAGTGCTTTGAATAGAGAAGAAAGTAATTCAGAATCAAAGCCAAAATTCCATAGAGGTTCTAGTTATGGAAATAAACCAGAAGCAGAAGAATCTCAAGAAATTAATGAATTATCCAAGAAAACTTTAGGTAGTTATGTTAAAAATGCTTCTGCTGATGCTTCAAGACATGCCGTAGATGCTAGAACAAATTTTGATAGAAATAATAAAAGAAGTGCAGACCAATCTTTATCGAACAATCTTAAAAGAGTTGTTGGTATTAGTAAGGCTGTTAATAAATTAACTAAGGAATCAGAAGAAGTGGAAATAGATGAAGCAGGAAGAACTCCAAAAGAAGTAGATGAGGTAGCTGTTCGTGAATTGGTTTTATATGCAGAAAATGATGCCGATTTATATAGACAAAGTGCATTGCCAATTATAGCTAATCTTCAACGTAAAGTTAAGAAAGGAACTTATGATGCTGAACTTGCTATTAAACTCTGGAGATATCATGCAGATCGTGCCGCAAAGAAATACATCCAAGAATTTGATGGTGAATTCTCTCCAGCTACTAGAAATGCCGCTGCAAAAGAATTCAGGGATGGTTATGATGAAGAAGTTCAAAGTGTATTAGATGAAAGTTCAATTGAAGAAGCTAATGGAAAAGAACAATTAACTCCAGAACTTGCAAAGGGTATATTGAATGATCTTGAGATTGTGGGTAAAGATTTCTTCACTCTATCAAGTTCTAAAGTTAGTGAATTGCTAGATGTGGCAAAACAATATGGTTATAGGAAATCTAAGTATGCACCTGGATCAACTGCTAGGATGTTCCATCAATATATTGAACGTTTGGCCAAGAAAGCTAAAGGTGAAGAAATTAATGAATTATCCAAAGATACATTGGGTAGCTATGTTAAGAAAGCCGCATTTGATAATGGTATGGCTGGATTTAGACAAGGTAAAGCTGTTGGAGATGCTGGAAAATATCATAAACGTCCAGATAATGCTACCGCTAATGCGGAAGCTAAACGTGGTGAGAAGAGGATGAAAGGGATTGATCGAGCAGTTAAAAAACTTACCAATGAGTCTCAAGAAGAAATTAATGAATCTTTTGAAAAGAAAATGACTAGAGAAATTGCTCAAAAAATTATTAGAGCTGATTTAGGTATATCTAACTACACACATGATTATCAATTTACTCAACTAAGCCTTGACCAAATTATGAAATTATCTAAGTTGTCTAAGGAGTATGGATTTAAATTGGATCGTATGGCACCATTATCTTTAGAAGCAACTTTTTGGAAATCATTACAATATGTAATAAAAACTGGACGATCTATAGGGGGTAATAATGAAAATGAGTCTCGAGAAGAAATTAAAGAATCCTTAAGTTTAGAAGATACTATCAGTTCAATCATAAAATCATAAATAACTTTGTACATCATTGATAAATAATAATATCTTAAATATTAACTAAAATTATCAATGATGTACAAATACTCAGCAAATTTAATAAAAGTAATTGATGGTGATACTGTCGATCTAAGTGTTGATCTTGGTTTTCATATATTCGCCAAGATCCGATTTAGATTGGCTTATATCAATACACCTGAACGTGGTCAAGAAGGATTCAAAGAAGCATCCAATAGATTGATTGAATTACTTACCAATAATGAAATTATAGTGGAATCATCAAAATCCGATAAATACGGTAGATGGTTAGGTACACTATATGTAAATGATATAAATATTAATAATGTTCTTTTAAATGAAAGATATGCGAAAGAATATCATTAATAGGGCTTTAACAAATGGAATTAAAATTATTTACAGAACTTGTAGAATATCTTGTCGGCGGTGGACCAATAGCAGTAATAGTTTTATTGTTACTAATAATATTCTTATTACTTTGGGAAAGGCGAATTCTAGTATCTTCTATAACAGAATGTCATTCTAAATTAGTAGAAGCCAAAGAAAAAGAAATTCTATCAATCAAAGAAATAAATACTAAATATCATGATGGTACAATGACTACTATTCATGCTCTCAATGAAGTAAAGTTGGTTTTGAGTTCATTAGAACGATCAATAAAATAACTATGTTTAATCTATCAAATTTCCTAGTATTGCCAAAATTATTTAATAAAGAATTACTGTTGTGTTCTGAAATAGATTTTTTATTAAATGAAAAAGAAGAACCATTAAATCATTATAGTGTTACCTCTGAAGCTGCACATAATCTTTTAAAACAGACAGCACATGAGACTAAACACATCGCCTCAAAAATATCCTCAAAGTTAGATAAAAAAATCTTAGATGTAGAATTACAATTATCAACTATCCTATCAACAATATCAGAAGCAGTCATTATAACAGATTCTAATGGGATTATACTAGAATCTAATGTAGGTGCTAATGATACTTTCAAATGTCCTGATGGACTTGTCGGTAAGTCAATTAATGAGTTTATCCCAACTTTAGATTCATTAGATGTTTCTAAAAAATGTATTCAGACAAGGGGACTAACTTATCACAAATATGAATTGAGAATTGAATTGAGTATCAATAGGTTTGATGATAATAAAATTATCTATATCATTAGAGATAAAACTAAAGAATTTGAAGTTAATCGAGTGTTGGATAATGAGCGTAGATTATTAAATACTGTCATGAATTCTGTTGATGATTTTGTTCTAGTAAAGGATTCAAATGATAAATGGGTATTGCTTAATGATTGTGGAAAGAAATTATTTGGATTTTCTGATAGGGAATATTTAAATAAAACCACAGAAGAAATTATTAATACCTTTCCAGATCTAGCAAAATGTATTAATATGCAGCATAGATTGACTGATAATATTTGTTGGGACTCTAAAGAACCAATTAGGACTAAAGAGAAATTAGTCATTAGTGGAGTAGAAAGTACCTATGATGTTATAAAGACTCCACTGTTTTATAATAATGAATCAAAAAGAGATTTAGTAATTATTGGTAGGAACATTACCCAGTTAAATGATTATTGTTCGTAAATAGTTGAATGATAAATAGTATAGAATAATCTATACGTTTTCCTTGAGTGTTACTTTTATTATTTTTGTATAGTTTGTAAATAATTTAATTTTAACACTAAAGGAAATTTAGAAATGGCAAATGCTTTATATCCATTATGGAAACAGGAAATCTTAAAGGGTACTTCAAATAACCTATTGAATAGTGCTGAAGGAACTACGGGTGTGTACGCAGCACTCATAGATACAGGCACTTATACATATTCTGCTGCACATCAATTTTATAGTTCATTAACTGGTATTATTGGTACCCCACAAGAAATCTTGACAAAAACCCAAACTAATGGTACATTTGATGGTGATAATGTGACATTTACTGGAGTTACTGGTAACTCTGCTGAAGCTATTGTGTTGTATCGCAGAAATGCTGGTGCTAATACAACTTGGCCTTTGATTGCATATATTGATACTTCAGTAACAGGATTACCAGTAACCCCAAACTCTGGTGATATTACTATTACATGGAATGCATCGGGGATATTTACATTGTAAGAAATAGTTTGATTTGAATTAGCACAATAGAACAATCCACAATCATACTTTGGTTTAATGCCAAGAGATGATTGTGGAATTTTATTATTTCTAAACCTAATGAATAGTTAGAAATTTTAAATTTATTACATTGATAAATAGTTAATATAATAACAATTCAATGGATAAATTTAAATGGCAGATAATTTAACACTACCAGCAACTTCCGCAGTAATACTAACCGATGATTGTACTACAGGTCATGCTCAAATAATTAAATTAGGTGAATCCACAAATGGAGGTGCTGGTTTAATTCCCGCAAGCACAACCGATGGGTTATCAGTTAATCTAGTTAAAGCATCAGTATCCCCACCACAACATGCAAATGGATATACTTTAACTGGCAAAACTGTACAATATACTACGGCGCAAACTGGAACAGCTATATGGACTCCAGCTTCAGGCAAGAAAATAGTAGTTACCAATTATCAAATACAGGCTTATGCCACCACTGCTGGTGCGGTAACTTTGTGGTTCGGTGGTTCTGCTGATACTACATATACCAGAGGCACTGACTTATCAATATTTGATGGTGAATTTGCACCTAGTTCTACAAATAAACCTGGAGTTGCTTTATCTGGTACTTGGATGTCTGCTACTGCTAATGACATTCTACGAGTAACTTCATCTACGGCAATTAGTATCACTATTACAATTTGGGGATATGAAGTATAATGTCAACAGTAGCCAATGGCATTGCAACTCAATCGACAGCTAATACTACTACCTATACTACTGCAAGTTTTACTCCAACCGCTGGAGATTTCTTAGTTGTAGTAGTTGTAGCTTCGGATACGGCCACAGATGGCACATTAACAGATTCCCAAGGACTGGTGTGGGAACTTGTTGATAGTCATACTACTTTCACTACCAATAGATTGATGATCTTTGCAGCAAGGCAACCTGCCGCAGCATCGGCAATGACAGTTACTTGGGATTGTACTGAGGATGCTGCCACTGCTTGTATTATTCACGTTGTAAGATTTGTCGGAAGTGATGGATATATTAGGCAAGTTGCTACACTAAATTCTGGTGCGGCTACGACTACTCCAACTTGCACATTTCCAGTAGCATGTTTAAGTTCTTCTAGTATAATTTTTATACAAGCAAACTTATCTAATCCACATGGAATGACTAAGCCCGCCTCGCCTTACTTAGTGTTAGTAGGGGGTGTAACCACTACGCCAACGACATCATCTTATATTGCATATAGGAATACTGGGGAAACTACAGATACAATCACTGCGGGTGGAACTTCTGCCACAGATTGGGTTTCTATTGCAGTAGAAGTATATAATACTGGAGTTGGTGCTCAACCATCTAGTAATAATTCAAATGGTTACTACGGTAACTGTATAGGGATTTAATTTAAATGTCATTATTAGTATTATTAAATGCATCGGCTGCTAGTCAGACTTTAACTCCAAGTCTATTCACAAATAGTTCAACATTTTATAATACTACTGTTGTTAGTATAATAAGTTTAACTCCTAGCTTATTTACTAACAACAATACATTTTATTCTGAAACAGTTTCTAGCAATATTAATCTAGTTCCTAGTTTATTTACAAATAGTTCAACTTTCCATTCAGGAACTATTACAACTGGTTCTGTAGATTTAACTCCTAGTTTATTTACAAATAGTTCAACTTTCCATTCAGGAACTATTACAACTGGAACTATGTCAATATTTCCAGATTTATTTGTAAATGATAATACATTTTACTCTGGTACTATATCTGTAACTACAATAGATTTATCTCCAAGTCTATTTGTAAATGATAATGCATTCTATAGTATTACATCATTAAATGTAAATAGTCTAGTTCCAGATTTATTTGTAAATGGTAATACATTCTATTCTGAAACAGTATCCGCTACATATAGCTTAGTTCCTAGTTTATATAATAATGCCAATACATTTTATGGTGAATCGGTACAATTAAATTTATTTGCTAGTTTATTTACTAATAGCAATACATTTTACTCTGGTACTATATCTGTAACTACGATAAATCTAGTTCCTAGTCTATTTACTAATAGCAATACATTCTATTCTGGAACAGTATCGTTATCCGGTGGATTGCAAACATTAGTTACAAATTTATTCTCTAATAGTAATACATTCTATTCTAGTACAGTTTCCGTAAGTACAATAAATCTAGTTCCTAGTCTATTTGTAAATGGTAATACATTCTATTCTGAAACCGTATCTGCTACATATAGCTTAGTTCCTAGTTTATATAATAATGCCAATATATTCTATTCAGGAACGATTACTAGCAATGTACCACTGACTTCTGATTTATTTACGAATTCAGCTACGTTCTATTCTACTACAGTATCTAATCTAAATTCTATTACTGTAGATTTATTTAATAATACCAATGAGTTTAATTCTCATTCTATAGTATTAGATGGTGTATTGAATCCAGAATTATTTGTAAATGAAAATATTTTCTATGGTATTGATTTATTTGCAACCTATCAATTAGCACCAAGTCTATATAGTAATTCAAATACTTTCTATTCTGGTCAAGTAAATTTAAATTTAACTGCCAATAAATTTGATAATACCAATACATTTAATGCTCATACCATTGCATTATCTAGTATTGTATTATTGCCTAGTCTATTTACAAATAGTTCAATATTTTATTCTGCTGAAGTTAGTCTTGTATCTCAGCAAGTAATTCCTAGTTTATATAATAATACAAATACATTCTATAATCTTGAAAGTGTTTCTTATGTAGATGTTGATAAAATAATCACTATAAATATTGCGATGGCAATCCCACAACCAACATTGACAATGAGCATAGGATAAAAATGAACGTTTATTCATCGGATCTATATATTAATTCGGATATTAACATTCGATTAAAACCATTTAAAAATATCACTACCGCAGAGGTTTCTAGTAATCTAACTGCATTGTCTGTTACATTGACTCATATGACTAATCCTGCATTGACTGTTACATTTTCAAAAGCTAATGGACATATTGTAGTCGTCAATAATATAATTTATTTAATTATAAATACTGGTCAAATCACAACTGCTGGATTTTATAATGTCACTTGTACATTTACAAATGCACATGGATTCACGAGTACAGTTAATTTAGATCCAAAACGCTTGCGCTTTATTTAAATTCATATTATAATTAATTATCAAAAATTGATTTAGGGGTATATTATGGATGTCATGTCAATATTAAATGATAGTTACATTCTCAAATTTGAGAGTGTTGCTATCGGAAGCATAATAATGTTTTGTGTATTTTTTACATATTACTTTGTTAGAAACCTATTCTTTCAAGCAAGCCATAGTGATTTTGATGTTAAAGAATATAATCCGGTATGGTTAAAGATTATACTATTCTTATTAATAGTTGATTTTATTATGATTTATGTCATTGGTACATTGAAAGGAGTGACTTTGTAATGGATACTATGATGATTGCTGGAGTGGTTAATGTTTTAATTATAGCATTCTGTTGGACTCCAGTAAGATGGCTTGCAAAATTTTCTGCACATATTGCGCCAAACCTAATAGCACTTGCATTATTGGGTTGGTTTTTTTCACTATTAATTGTTTTAATTGATACTTTACAAAAGACTTAAATGCCTACATACGAATTTAGGAATAAAAATACCGGAGAAATCCATCAAAAAATAATGAAGATAGCAGAACGAGAAATCTATCTTCAGGATAATCCAGAATTAGAATCGATATTAACTTCATGCCCAAGTCTTGGTGATGCATATCGATTGGGATTAAAGGGAACTGATGATGGGTTTAAAGAAGTTCTATCTAAGATAGTTGAAAGGACTCCTGGGGCATCTTCATTAAATTCATCTCTATCAAGATCAACTAAACGATCCATGTAGCCTATAAATATTGGTATCATTAACTCTCAATGGTATCAATATTAAATGTCAAGATTTGCTAGAAAATCTCAAAAAAGAAAAGAAGAAGAAATCTTTATTAGAAAAAATGTACAAAGAAATAAAGATCATCTATCTATTAGAGAAGTAAAGGCACTAACCGAACCACAAAGGCAAATGATTAAGTCCTTTGTATCTGGATCAAATATTATTGCAGTAGGATCTGCTGGCACTGGAAAATCTTTCTGTGCTTTATATCTAGCACTCAGAGATGTACTTGAGTATAAGAATCGAGATAAAATTATTATAGTTCGTTCAAATGTCCCTACAAGGAATTCTGGATTTCTACCTGGATCTCTGGAAGAAAAGAATGAAATTTATGCTTTGCCATCCAAACAAATAGTAAATGATTTATGTCAAAATGGAACTGCCTGGGAGATACTGACAAGAAAACAAATTATTGAATTTACGACTACTAGCTATGTTCGTGGGTTGACTTTTGATAATGCTGTAATTTTACTTGAAGAATGTCAAAATTTAGATTCTCCAGAATTAATTTCAGTATTAACTAGACTTGGCGAAAATTCAAAAATTATTATTTCTGGTGATACTAATCAATCGGACTTATTTAGATCCAGAGAAAAATCTTGCTATGATACTTTAATGTATATTTCAGATAGAATGCAAGAGCATTTAGATACCATTCACTTCTATCCTAATGATATTGTTCGATCTGAATTCGTAAAAACCCTTATAACAATCTTAGAAGATCAAGGTAAATAAATAGATAAATAGTATAAAATATATCTGATGGATAATTATGAAAATAAGTTACAAAGACTTTAAACATAGAATTTTAGAAGCTAAGGAACCGTTAAAGAAAGTTTCATTTACTTTTGGTCGATTCAATCCGGTTACTACGGGTCATCTTGAGAATATTGATTTTTTATTTTCTCAATCTGGAGATCATTTTGTATTCGTTTCTCATTCAGAAGATGAAGATAAGAATCCTTTATCTGTAAAGACAAAGCTAGAAATTCTAAAAGTTGCACGACCAGATTATTCAAAAGATATTCATGTGACTTCTAAAGATATGCCATCAGTAATACAGATTGTAAAATTCTTAGAAGGTAAAGGTTATAATTCAATTACAATGATTGTCGGATCGGATAGAGTTGCAACATTTAAGGATACGCTATCCGATTATAAATCAAATCTAAAAGAATTGAATGTTCTTTCATCGGGTAATCGTTCTAAGAAAATTTCTGCATCGCTGATGAGAGAATATGCCGTTAACGGCGAATACAAATCATATAAACATGGAATGGGTTCAGATGTACCTGAAGATTTAATCAAGAAATCTTATGATGAAATTAGATCAAAATTGATTAAAGATGATTCATTGAGGGAAGATTATATTTCAGGAAAATTATTTAAAACTGGATCAATAGTCAAATCTAAGTTAGATGAAAATTTCTATGAAGTTATTGATAGAGGTTCTAATTTTGTTCGATTAGTTGATGCATCGGGAAATACTAAACGGTCATGGCTAGAAGATATTTCAGAAGTAACTGACAATACTATTTCTGAATCGTTCAATGTTAAAAAGAAATTAAATAATCAATTAACATTTAAAGGTTATACTACAAAACATTTTAATAGGTCAATATTAGAATCCTTTAATAATCTGTTGAAGAGTGACGATGTATATGCAGTTTTATCTTCAATCAAACACACGGATCAATTTTTCCAATCAAATGATTTAGTAGAGAAATATGATCATTTTAATAAATCTGGTCATTATTTAGAATCCCTGAAAGCTAAAGAAGATCATTCGTACCGTGATGCTATGGAATCTATTCTTGCCGAAAAGATTATAGCGGATATACCTTCAATCAAACAAATAACAAAATCAGATAAACTCAAGACTGCTAATATCATTATATCGGCATTAGGTATTGAATCTGCTGGTACTCCCGAAGAAAAGATTAATGCTGCTGCTAAAGAAGTATCTAAAAATGTTTCATCGGAACTTCGGGAAATATATGGATCATTATTTCAATTGGCCGATGATGTTGGTATTGAGTGGGATAAAGAAATTTTCTCAGCTACTCAACAAAGGGACTTGGGATTAATTGAGTCTCATAATTTTGAAATGTTTCTTGAATCATTAACCGAATCTATAAAATCATTTAATGATATAATTCCGGTTTACATGGTAGAAGATTTAATAGCTATTGATGAAAATGGAAATGAATCCGAATTAGATCCTGAATTGGATATAGAGGATTCTATTAAATCTGCACTTAAAATAAACCCTTTGAAGAAAGAATCTCCAAAGAAAATCAATGTAAAATCTCCATCGGATAGATCTGGATTGGAAAGAAAGGCTAAAAATTTGGCATTGAGATATTTACGAGACAGGCAATTAAGAAATACATTACATAAAATGTCAGATAAAGAAAGAAATAAACTTGAAGATATTCTTTCAAAAAAAGGATCTGTCATCACTAACGCAACAAAAAAACTTATTGATAAACTGGAAAAGATTGAATCGGAAAGACTGAAGGATAATAATGATAATAATTAAATCGATAACAAAAGAAACGTTTAAAGATTTGCTGGAAATGTATAAACGTCAGGGTATTAAAGTTACTAATAAAATTGTTGATGATGAATTTATTAGTTATGTTGCTGAGGGATTTCAATATATCTATACTAAAGATATTAAAGAGTTTCCAGTAGATTTGATCGTTAGTGATAGTGATTTGTATGAAGAATCTTTATATTTAAATGATTTAAATGGTTTCATTAATGAGACTAAAAATATTAATAGAAAATTCATGGTTGAATCTGATGAAATTAAACCTGGATTAAAATTTGATTTTTCTAATAAAGAAAAGAATGTAATGCCTGATGTTAAAATTGGTGACTCTAGGATTTCTTATGGTTATTCGGATGGTAAATTGCATATATATTCACTTAGAACGCCAGTTAATAAAAGGGGTAGTGGTTCGGCTAGATCAGCTATGCAACAATTTCTGAAGCAATCTGATAACGAAGGGTTGGATGTTTATTTAGATTCTTCTCCATTAGACAATAAAACTAATGGAAATAAACTGTTACAATTTTATAAATCTTTAGGATTTGAAGAAACTGGTAAGAAGATTAATCCGGTTGGCGATCCCGAAATGGTTAGAAAGGCTAAAGGTAGGATTAATGAATCTGTTGAATTGATTGCAAAGGATTACATTAAATGTCATGGTAAAAATCCCGCTGGAATAGGTACATGGATATTTGGTATCGGATCTAAGAAATCTTCTGATTGGGTTGAATTCAAAGGTAAATTTTCAGAAGCTAAAAAACAAGCCATTAAACAAGCTGAAGAAAAATCAGTATCTAAAATTTATGTTATGGAATCATTGAGTAATGAGAATATTGATTTACATTACGATATTAAATTAAATGATAAAGGATATCGAGTTGCTATCATTAAAGAAAATAATGAAATTGCTGTGACACAGGCAATCACTTTGTCTAGTGCTAAATCTATTGCTAAAAGGATGATTCACAATATTTTGATAGATACAGTTCCTACGAAGTCGGAATTCAATATCAAAGAGTTTAAAGAAAGTGTTAACAAGTTTAAGAATATAAATGAATCATCCGATGATCCTAATATTGGTCGTAAGTGGATGAATCGATATGGTCAAGAAATTGAAATTGAATCTCTTAAGGATGGTAAATATTACACCTTAGTTAATGGTAAGGCTATTGGTGGTGAAATTATACCTTCGGATCAGTTAGAAAGAACCATTAAAGTTGATACTAGCTGGTACAATAAAAAATTAGAAACTGACAAAGAATTAGCAGATCAAAAAGCTGCCGATTTAGCAACAAAACTAGCAAAGGATACTGAATATTCTGGAATTAAAGGTTCTTCTAAATTAGATACTGGTAGAAAAATAAAGGCTCTTGACAAAAAATTGAGATTGTATTCTGGTGAGATATTAACTGTTAAGCAGATTATCGATAGAGAAATACAGAATGGTGCAAAACTAGAAGTACATAATTTCTGGAATGATCGATTGGGTAAAAGTGTACCCGAAACTGTTTTAATGTCACTAGATGATACATATTTTTCTGAGAAAAATATTGGCAAGATTGGTTTAGAATATGCTAGACAATTATTGAATTCAATAAATGAAGATTTGATTCAAAAGACAGAGCAATCAATTAGGACTCCATTTAAAGCAATTAAAGTAGATTCTTATTATATGATTAAAGATAATCTTGGACAATACCTTCATGGTGAGTATACCAAAGAAGATGCTGATAATTTGGTTAAACAATTAAATGCCATTGGCAATGTTCAATTTAGTATCAATGAATCTGTTGATGATGTAAATTTGGTTAAGCAGAAGGCAATGGAAGCATTGCATCGTTTAGAGAAATCTGTATCTGAATTTTCTCTAACTATTGATTTTAATAAAACATTTGAAGTTGATGATAATGATACACCTGTAGTATTTAGGACTGCCGCTGCTATTCAAGAAATAAAAAATCTTGGGTGGAACATTATTGATGGAGAAAGTGCAGAATATTCTAAAAATGATTCGTCTAGTTATTTAGTGGTAAAGAAAGATGATGTTATAGCTAAAATTAGAATTTCAAATCATAGCAATACAACCAATTTTCGAGATTATCCTGATGTTAATATTGCACCAAATGAAGATACTGTTTGGGATATTGAAGATCGGCTATTAATTAAGTATGAAGATGAGCATGAATTGGATGAATCAATCAATGAATCGGTAAAGTCATTTGAGATTAAATATAGATCAACTTCTGATAGTAGCAAAACTGAAGGATCTAAAGTTATCACTGCACCGGATCAAAATGTAGCTAGAAAAAGATTTACTGAAGATAATCCAGAATTAAAAAACTTACAAATCATTTCTATAACTGAAGTAACGGATAAAATCTAATGGAAGATATTAGAAGATTTTTAGATGAACTTGAAGATTCAATAGGTACTTCATTGTATGTTGCACCTGGAGAATCATTTCAAAATACAAAATCCACAGGTTGGGGAGTTAGAGTATTTCTTGGTAATTCATTGAAGTGTTTTAGATTAAATTTTAATTCTAAAAATTCTTCAGATATATCTAAATTATTATCTGTAGATATTTGGGATGGATCTTCCCATGATCCAGTAGCACATATTAATATAGATGGTGATAAAAGTCAAATTGATGCAATCATCCCGAAATTATCAAAATTAATTTTAGATCCATCTTCAAGAATAGATGAGAATTATTTAAATGAAAATCCAGAGATACGATTAGAGGTCACTCAAGGTGGTTCTCATGAGATTTATGCAAAGTCTCCAGAAGAAGATAAATTTCAAGTTCCTGAAACTGTTTCCTATAGAGAATCTTTAATTAATTTAAAGTCTTTGGTTGTTGGATTAGTTAAAGGTATTTCAAATTGTTTATTGATATTTGGCAGGGCAGGTTCCGGTAAAACTTCCCAAGTTGAAAAAACATTAACTCAGATGGGATTATCTGATGGAGATGGTTACTTTCAAATAGCCGGATCAATATCTTCTGCCGTAGCTTATCAAACCTTATATAACAATAGGACAGGAATTATTTTATTTGATGATTGTGATTCCATATTGGCTGATGATGATGGTAGGGCAATGATTAAAGCTGCTACAGACACAAAGAAAGTTAGAAAGTTATCATATTCTAAGAAATTCATGGGTTCATTTGATCCATCTAAAGAAACTGTTCCAGAAGAAGAACTTGGGGTTACAAAGTTTCCAAGATACTTTAACTTTGAGGGTAGAATAATTTTCATTTCAAATTTGACATTAGATCAATTAGATCCAGATAAATCAATTCGCACTAGAGTATTGAGAATAGATATTAATCCATCGGATCAAGATTTATTAGATTTCATGGAATCGATTTTAGATAAGATACAATTAAATGATGGATTGGAATTGGATCGGGGTAGAGAAG